ACACCTACCGTGATTTTAATCATGACGGTGATTACAGGGTCAACCTGCCTTCGGACGTTTACGACCGAATTCACTTCTCTCACCAATACTAACCAATACATCCATATGAAATCAATAATACTGCACTCAGTACCGAGCTCGGTTCACAGCCGAATCGCACAGGACGTGATCGTATCACGCCTTCAACCCAATGGCCGCTTCGTGGACACCTACGTGGCGGATCTCGTGGACGGGGATCGCTTCCTCGTACCACAGAATGAACTCCCGCCTCGATCAGCCGAGGACATTCTTGGCTGGATCGGGAAAAACAAGATTCAGTGGGAGTGGGATCGTGGATACCCTCACATTGACCCGAATGAGATGCACCGCATCGAAATCAACCGTGAGGGTATCACGGTGCTCTTCGTTCACAGCTACTCCCATGACGATCATGCACTCGCACTTCGTGAGGCCGTGGAATACGTCATGGATCAAGAAGAGCTTTAGGGATAGCAACCTTGACAAATCGGGCGGGGTCGCATTGTATGTGGCCTCGCCCTTTTTATTAACACCAATTCACCATGGCACACTTCTATAACTGCACTGACTGCACTGACCCATCATTCGAGCCGGAGGTAAGCACTCCAGCCCAAGCCCGCAAAGCAGGCAAAAAAGTCTACCCCTCGGTCACGACCGTACTCGGGATAATAAAGGATCCTTTCCTCGACGGGGTATACAAGCCCCGCATGATAACCGATCTCGCCCGTGAGCACCCGCAACTCGGGTGGAGCGACATCGTGGACTTGACCTACGGTACCCGTGAGCACCCGATTAGTGGCGATATAATTTCATCATCGGAATTCGGCACCACCGTGCATCACTGCATTGAGCAATGGGTGGATCATTTTCACCTCGGCGGGGATCAACCCGAGAACACGCCGTGGGATCAGTGGGCAATGCCCTTTCTGGACTGGGTTCAATGGGAGGGTGTAAGCCCTGTAGCCTGCGAGCGCATCATTGCGAACTCCCGCATCAAGATTGCGGGCTCGGTCGATTTCATCGGGCATGACTCCGATGGTAAACTTTTTCTAGCGGATTACAAATGCCGCACCAACACTGGCGGCAAGGCCAAGACCTACGCCAAGGACTGCCAGCAGCTAGCCATTGAATCCTTTATGCTCATGAAGGAGCACAAGCTGGACTACCTTCCAAGTTGCCGGTCGGTCATCATTGACTGCGATACCATGGAGCACCACCACAAGGTCTGGACGGACGCTGAGATGCAGGTCGGGATCAAAGTGGCTAAGAAGTGCGCTGAACTTTACTGGCTAACGAGAATGTAACCATGGACTACCTCGAGATGTGCGACCCCGAGGCCATCCGGTTCACGGGACTGGACGATGCTATTCTAGGCACGAATCAAAATGGCGAGCTCGTTTACTCGTTTGAACTCATGATTGACTCCTTCATGGAGGAGGGCATGAGCTACGAGGAAGCGGTGGAGTGGATCGATTACAATGTAGTCCCCACTATGGGCGGACAGGGGTTCACCATCCTGTATTCATGAAGCCCTTCGACAAGGATCTCTTCGAGAAGTACGACGAAGCGGCCAGAGCGGCCACCAAGACGTTCATCTCGGGACAGGGGTGGCAGGTACAGGATCACCCCGATGTGTACGCACACGACCTCCTAGCCACCAAGGATGGCATCACGCTGTTCGTTGAGTGCGAGGTCAAGGCACTCTGGAAGTCCGGAGAGTTCCCGTTTCCTTCCATCCAGCTACCGGCCAGAAAGAAAAAATTCTTTCACCCGAACGCAATCTTTTTCATATGGAGGAAGGATCTCGGCGATGCCGTTTACTTCTGGGCTCGGGATATCGATGACCTCGAAACAGTCCCAGTCCCGAACAAGTACATGCAGGACGAGCACTTCTTTCAGATCCCCATGAATCGAGTAAAGTTCGTATCCAATGCACCAATACGAGATTGAATACACTCGAAACGATATGCCGGAAGGCTACGTTGGCCGATCAATTAAGTACGCATCGGACGAGTCCAGTGCAATCAAGTTCCTCGGGACTAAGCCGGATCGAAATGGATTCTTCCGCCTCAAGCGTGGCGGCATAGGCAAAATCAAAAGCATAACCAAAATCGCAGATGTACCTAACCCAGAATAAGCTAAAGGATTACCGGAAGGAGAATGCACCCAGTAGGTGCCCGATACTTCCGGATCGTAAGTCGGACTGGGTAGTTGACCACGACCACGGCACCGGTATGGTACGTGGCGTAATCTCGAGAGTCGGGAACTCCCTGCTCGGTAAGGTCGAGAACTTTTTGACTCGTCGGGTGGGTGCCAAGCCGGAGGATTTCCCTAAAATTTTACGAAATATGGCTGACTATTTGGAGCGCAAGAATACAGATGTCCTTCATCCAGTGGGACTTACACAACTTACAAAAAGATTCAGCAATAACTTGACATCACTTGAACAAAAGTCCGTATTGGAGGACTTAAGGGGGGATCCCCGAGACATAGAACTTTGCACCAACGCAAAAAAGAGGGCGGAACTATTCCGCCGTTTAACCAAAGAGAAACATGAACACACATAATATAAGGCAAAAGCTAAATGGGATTCAGTCATCCCTTAAAGCCCCGAAGGGGCAGACTAATAAATTCGGAGGGTACCGGTACCGCTCCTGTGAGGACATCCTCACTGCCGTCAAGCCACTGCTCGCCGAGTGGGGATGCAGCCTAGTTATCTCCGACGACATCGTCGAAAGGGGTTCACGTATCTACGTTCAAGCGGATGCTTTCCTGTATGACAATGACAGCGATGGCTCCATACTGGCTACGGGTTTCGCCCGTGAGGCCGAGAACAAGAAGGGTATGGACGAAGCTCAGATCACTGGATCCGCTTCATCCTACGCACGTAAGTACGCCCTGAATGGCCTCTTCGCCATTGACGATACCAAGGATCCCGATGCCACCAATGACCACGGCAAGGGTGCTCCTATCAAATCCACAGTGGAGGGCTTCTAATGTTTGGACTATTCAAAAAACAGGATGCCATCGAGCGTTTATCACTTGACTTAGCAATCCTTGACCACAAGTTGGAGCGCACACGTTCGGACTTACGATTCGAGATTGAGAAGTTCGACGAGTACGACAGCTTGACTCGGGCTAAGTTCAAGGCACTAGCCGATCACCTCGGAATTGAATTCCGCAGTCACTATAACCCGCACAAGTACGAAATCAAAGTCGCCGAAAAAATTGACGGTGACATCACAGAAATAACAACCAATAACCAATAAAGATATGGCTACATACAGAGAAAACAGTGGACTCCTCGGGGTCAATGATCGCAAGGAGAAAGAAACGCATCCGGACTACAACGGCAAGTTGTTCGTTACTAAGCCCGGGCTGTACTACCTCAAGGGGTGGAAGAAAACAACGAAGTCCGGAAGCCCAATGCTATCCCTAGCAGCGGACTACGCACCGGAGGACAAGCAGGCCGAGGCCAAGGGTTCGTTCACCCCGAGCACCCCAAGTACCCCAAGCACGCCAACCATTGACGACGTACCGTTCTAAGATGAACGAATTCAACAAGGCTTGGTGGGAGGAATTCCGTGCCGCTGAGATTCAGCACATCATGGAGCTAACCGCCAACAAGAACTCGGACTACACCGGCGGCGAGACCTGCGATAACCCCTTCGCTAACTTCGATGCCAGCACTGAGTTCGGTGTTGAACCCCTTACGGGGATCTGCATACGAATGCAGGACAAATTCCAGAGAGCCAAGGCTTTCTGTTCCGACGGGAGCCTTAAGTGCAATACTAAGGGCGACCAATCCAAGGATATCTTCCGTGACCTCATTGGCTATTCTCTGATAGCCATCGGGATGATCGAAAGACGCAACAAGTAATAGTGAACCGCTCGGCCCCTCGGGATGATTAAGGGGGGCCGGGCAAACCACATTGACCAAATGAACACACACAAAAATAAGAACGATAAGATTGCCGAGGCTATTAATTTAGCTACGGATATCTATGAATCCATTGACTCCCGTGAATTAAAAGGGGGAGGCCGGATCAAGGTACGTGCCATCGGACAGTGCTTACGTTTAATCAAAGATGAACTACCCATTGAATCAAACGACAACCAACGAGCCGCCGAATAACGCCGAGGCGGAAGAGAGCCTCATTGGCTCATGCTTAATTGACGGGAATACATCCGTGCTGGATGTAGTCTCCCCTGTACTGGATCCCTCGGATTTCTTTACCGCTAGGTGCCAGTACATGTTCAGTGCCCTGCTTGCACTAGCCAGCAAGAACAAGCCGCTTGATGAAATCCATATCGTGGAGGAATTAAAAGCCTCCGGATCACTGGATGAAGTCGGCGGGGTTCAGGGTGTCATGAGAATGGTGGACGCTGCTACGACCGAGCTACAGGCCCTGCATTACGCAAACCTCATAGCCGAGAAGAGCAAGCTCCGGAAGCTCATACGTCAATGCAAGCTAGCTCAGGAATACGCCCTGACCGGAGCCAAGGATTTCAATGAGATCCGCTCCGAGCTCGAGGGCTCCGTGCTGGATATCGATGCCAAGAAATCGGACGGGTTCAGCGTACAGGATTCCGTACGGGAGCTCATGGATGACATCAACCTCATGAAGTCCGGGGACTTCGTACCGAACGTAGTCCGGACCAACGTAGGTCGGCTGGATTTGTTCTTGGGCAACGGTGGCATTGCCGCCGGAGAGGTCCTGACTCTAGCTGCACCAACATCATGTGGTAAATCCGCATTCGCCCTCTACGTTGCGCTGAAGGCCATGATTGAGCAGAAGGTGCCAGTGGGTTACTTCTCATTCGAGATGCCCCAGAAGCAGATAATGAAGCGGATGATTCAGTCCATCTCCGGTGTGAACGTAAGGAACATACAGGATGGTACCGCTGATAGCAGTCAAGCTGATCGGTTCCTTAAAGCCGCCAGCCAGGCTGAGTCCCTGCCACTATTCACCTCGCATTCCGTTAAGTCCATCGAGGACCTCGTCGGGCAAGCCCGTTACCTTGTCCGCAAGAAGGGTGCTAAACTGGTGGTCATTGACTACTTGCAGTTGATTGGGTTCAACTCCAAGAGCATGAGTAAGTGCGAGGGCATCGCCCATATATCGCACCGCATTAAGCAGATGGCACTGGACCTTAACGTGTCCGTGCTACTGCTGGCTCAGGTGAACCGTGAAGGTGCCAAGAGGGAGTCCGGCTTGGGCCTGTACGACCTCAAGGATTCCGGGGATATCGAAAACGATGCCGACGCAGTGGTACTCATGTGGCCGGAGAGGGGGGATGTTGAATCCTCCAAGGGTAAGGATGACAGGGGTTCCTACACGAGCCTCTTTTGCAAAATAGCCAAGAACCGTGAGGGTGAACGTGACGTACTTGACTCAGTTAAGTTCTATCACTGCACCGGAAGGTTTCACTAAATGAACGGGGGCGATGGGATTTCGACTCGGTAACTCCGAGGACGCTGGTTCAACTCCAGCCGCCTCCATAACTTAATAAATATCATGGACTTACACACAATTCAAGAGACAGGGGCAGAGAGAATTAGCAGCTTCCTCGAGTGGGCAAACTGGCGGATCACAAAAGAGATGCGTGAGAATAAACTACTGGAATCCGAATTCGGAGAGGGTGCCCACAAGAAGGAGGTTCAGTTGCGCTACACGGATAAGGAACGCCGGAAAATCCTGAAGGAGATCCAGGGTTACTTGGACGAGGGATTCAAAGTTAGCACCGCAGCAGAAAAAGCTGGCGTGCATTACAAAACCTACTACAGTTGGAAGAAATCAATTAACAATAACCAATAAAGATATGAATGCACACACAGAAATCACAAGCGAAGTACTGGAACAAGCAGTTGACCTCGGGACAGTTTACCCGTGCCCAACTATTTGGTCGGACTTCACGAGCCGCCGTCAGGAATACGCTGACAGTGTAAACGGAGGTAGGGTTGGAGAGATCCTGAAGGTTTACGACAACAGCCGTGGGCTGAAGGAGTTCTTCGCCCCTGAGTTAAACGCAAAGTGG